TTTTTAATAGTATTTTTTTCGGAATTATTTACTATGTTATATCTAAAACGTTGGTTCACCTTCAAAATATTTAAATTTTCAACCTAGTAACCTATAATAAATATTTTTGTAATATTTATTATATATTATATATCGTGTATCGTAATGGATACAGATGATAAAAATAAAAGTAAAAAAATGAAAGAAAAAACAATTGGCTTTTTTGGAGAGCCGTTGAATAAACCTAGACAACCTCCTGATTTAACTAAATATGGGGCATTACCTGGATCTGATGCTTGGAGAAAAATGTTTCCTAAAAAAAATGTTAATGATAAATAAACTTAATATCCACAACCATAACAGTCACTCGCAAATATACAATCATTGGGTCCACCTCCAGGAAATTGACAACCCCAATTATTGTTACCTATATTTGTACATCCATCTTTACATATAGAACCAAACCAATATGCGGAACTCCATAACGGTAAATAACGAGGGTAATATTGTTGATAAAATCTTACCGGAGGAGGTCTGTAACGATAACCATAATTTCCTCCATACCATCTTCTACCACCACCTCCTCTACCACCTCCTCTACCACCTCCTCTACCACCTCCTCTACCACCTCTACCACCTCTACCTCCACCACCTCCTCCAGGATGGATTCCTTCTTTAATGCTAAATATATCATCCGATAAGGGATTGAACGCTACAATAATAATACATAAAATAACAACAATTACACAAAATGTAATGAATTTACTCATATAAATATTCATTAGATTAAATCTTCAATGGTGTAAAATAAGTAAAATAGATGAAAAATTAATATGAACTTTTAATAATATGGCATTGAATGTATTTATAAAAAGTTTAATTGAAAATATACCGAATAATCATATTCCAAAAAATATAGACTTAGTATTGGATGGAGGCGCATTTAATGGAATTTATATGTTGGGTAGTTTGTTTTATATAAAAGAATTAGAACGACGAGAGAAAATAAATATTAAAAGAATCTCTGGATGTAGCATAGGAGCAGTATTAGGACTATTATTTCTTTTAAATAAAATGGAAATTTCTATTGAAATATCAACACTCGCTTTTAAATGTTTAAGAAAACATCAACATTTAAAAAAATTAATAATGGTAATAAAACAAAAATTTAATGAAATCGTTACCGAAGAAGATTTATTAATAATCAATGAGAAATTTTATTTAACTTATTTTGATACAAATGATGGGAAACAAGTTATAAAAAAGAAATATAATTCTAGAAAAGATTTATTGGATTGTTTATTAAAATCTCTCTATGTTCCATATTTAATAGACAAAGGTTTAACTGATAATGACGGATGTATTGATGGATCGTTCCCTCACATATTTAAACCTAAGAAAAATAGAAAAATATTGTTTTTAAATCTTCAAAGTATGGATAAAATAAAGAAAATGATTTTTATTAAACATGAAAAAAATATATATCCTCGATTATTTGAGGGATTGATGGATACACATAGTTTCTTTGAAAAAAGTAAATCGAATAATATGTGCAGCTATGTAAATGATTGGGGATTAATTGATATATTATTTTTTAGGATGAGAGAAATTATTTATGTAACATTGGTATATATTTTCCGATTAGGTTTAAAAATAGATTCTTTATTTCCCGATAGTTGGAAAAAAGATCCTTTTATAAAACAACATATATCTGTTTTTAAAAATATATGGAGAGATATTATATTATATTTAACTGTGTAAAATAATAGCAACCAAATATTTAATTTTCTATTTTACCAGAAGCAAAGAAACGATTTGAATACTCATCAAATGGTTTAGATTGATAGGGTTTATTTATTTTATGTAGTAAAAGATCACTACCTTCAATCATCTGCCATGAACCGAAATATCCATCAGCAGAACTACTATACTCATTATCTATTTTAGATTGAATCGGTGTTTCCATACAAAAATCCATAGGATATCCTTGTTCTATACAAGTATTATAAGATTCAAAACCTTCGGTAACTGGAATAGATGAATAAGATGAATAAGATGAGAGTAATAGAGAGAAAAGAAATATAATTATAAGAAAAATAATATTATTATTCATATAATTTATTTACATATTTAAATATTAAAAATATTGAGAATATTTTTTCTTGTTTTTTTCCCTGTTTTACTTTTTCTACTTGTTTTTCTTGTTTTTCCTGTTTTACTCTTTCTACCTGATTTACTCTTTTTACTTGACTTACCCGTTTTACCCTTTTTCCCATTTAATTTTTTATTTTCCTTTTCTTCATGTTTTTCAAACGGAATATAACGCAAAAACCAGGATTCATATTCTTTGGAATCTCGCTTATTTTTCAGTTCTTTATATTTCAAGGCTTTTGTATTTCTCATTTCTTCCAAAGTATCTTGTTTACCATAACAATTTATACTAAATCTTTTTAATAATCCTTTTTGTTCAAGTCTATTTTTTTGTTGAACGTCAAATAGATATTGAGCCATACATAATATTCTATTGACATCATAATAGTCTCTATCACTATAATAAAAAGCAAAATAAAAACTTAACATAGTATCGATAGTAGCTACACGAATAGTATTATGTCCTTTTTTGATAACATTGTAACTATGACAGGCTAATGGTTTATATATAAAGGCAACAGTTTCTTCAATATTATCGATCTTTACTTTAATTTCATAATGAGGCGCAATTAATTCACCAATACCATCATGTTTAATTAATTTAACACCTTTATAATCAAAATCCTCTAATCTTTCTTTTAGAATTACAGCGGCTTGTTCAGGTTCTTCGGCCAAAACATCAAAATCAGGGGTTTTTTGAAATAATTTTTTTTGTTTCGTTGACATATATGATGAATAAAGAAAACTAGCATATCCCCCAAAGAAAATCAGTCCTTGATCAATAAAAGAATCACGAACCACATAATATAATTGTTCTTCCTTTTTAGAATCTATTTCTTCAAATTGTCTTTGAAATTCTTTGGGATCGCAATGTTTGCCTCTTAAAGGATAGTTTTTATTTAATAGTAACAGTCTTTTCAATACTTTTTCCCAACGACTTATATCTCCAGCGGGTCTAGATAATTCTAAATACATATTCATACGAAGATAAGTTGGAGGACAATATAATATACCATACACACGAATCGCTGATTTTTGTATTCTTTTAAAAAGACTTTTTTCTAAATGAGTAATATCTGCTACAGGAATAAAATTAACATATACTTTATAAGTTCCGTGATGAACTCCGGCTTTAGCTTCAACCTCTTGAAATCCTTCCTTATAATATATATCTGCTAATTCTTTGGCGTCATCTAATGCGTCAGGTGAATAAAAGTCATAATCGGGTATTTCAATATCTTTATTATAAAATTGGTCGGCTAATGGCAAAATATTATTAATAGCAGTTCCACCATAACAAACCAGCTTTTTCTTTTTAAGAAAGTCTTCTAAAATGGCAATTATTTTTTTAACATCAGGATCACTAACTACTTTTTTACCTTTTTTTTGTTCAGCTACATCAATAGCATCTCTTAATATTGCTATTTCTTTTTCTTCTAATGTTAATTTTGGGTTACAAGACGACATATATATATATTTATTATAGAAAAATATATATATCTTTGAAGATTTACATATATTAGGTTACACCTCTTGAATATTTATTATTTAAATATTGAATGAATAATAATCAGTAGCATGTGTTCTAGTAGTATAAGAATTTTCAGGATTTTGAGGAGTTGGTTTTGGAATAGTAACAGGAATATAACGAAGATGTTCAGGTTTTAAAGAAAACGCATGTCCAACTTTATCAAAAAATAAACTATAATATTGCATATTAGAATCAAAATTTTGAAAACACATTCCCACCCATTGACATCCGTAACTGAAATTTAATGCTGGAGATGGATTACTATTATACGCACTTAAATCAGGTAGTGACAGGGTCATATTTTTCTTATTATATTCAATTAATTCTTTAGAATCAGGAGTAAATTTAATATCATATTCGCGAGATGCTCTAAGAAAGATGGAATTAGAGGCAATATTAACATATTCTTTCATCGGTGTATCTTCAAATAAAGGATTCGCACGGTCGATAGAAATAATAACTTTTCCGAGAAATTCTTTTAAAGGAACTGCTCCTAAATTATGACCCGTATATTCATAACTATACTCTTTTCCTAATAATCTAGATTCAATGGTTGAATAAATTGTATTTGCCATATCAGTGTAAATTTTTTTATTATTACTAGATACTCTAAAATGTAATATTAATGGGTCGTTTGGACAAGGACAAGAACCTCCACTAAAAGCGTAATTATTAATTATTTGTAAAGCATCTTCGAAAGCAACTTTATTATACATTTCTTTAGTGTGGAAATTATCAACAGATGATGTAGCTATAACAGGCTTATCATTCACTGAATAAATTTCAAAATCTAATACTCTAGCCCCTTGAGCAATACAAGTTTTTAAAGCACATTCATTTACCCAGTCATTTTTAAATTGTCCTCCACAACAACAATTATAGGCGGTTTTAATATAATAATCACGAAGTAAGTATTTATATGCTGCATCGTTTGGATTAAATGATGATAATTTGGGAAAGCTACTATATATTTTTGATAAATTATCACAATTGGCATTATTTAATTTCATCTTATGAGTCGTATAGGAAAATAAGGCAAATATTATCAGTGCTAGTAGAAGATAAGAGATATATTTAATCATAGTGGCTTTATTTTGTTCTAAATTTAATTTTGAAAACAATTGTTTTGCTTTTTCGATCATACTTATATTAAGTTATGAAAAAATTCTTTAATAAAAAATTAACAGTTTTTCACTAAAGATAAGATAATATTATTAAGCGAAAAAAAAAGTTAAATAATATTGTAGATTAGTATATATATATATAGATTATGGCAGGAGGATTATTAAACATAGTAGCTTATGGAAATCAAAATGTATATTTAAATGGAAATCCCTCAAAAACTTTTTTTAAAACAACATATAAAAAATATACTAATTTTGGTTTACAAAAATTTCGAACCGATTTCGACGGGTTGCGTAATTTAAGAATGAATGAATCATCGTTATTCACTTTTAGGATGAAACGATATGCGGAATTATTAATGGACACATATTTAGTAGTAACATTACCTACCATTTGGAGTCCAATATATCCACCACAAGACTGTTCTAGTAATTGGGCACCTTATGAATTTAAATGGATTGATAATTTGGGAACACAAATGATTGAAGAAATTGAAATCTCTGTAGGTGGGCAAATATTAAATAGATATTCCGGAGCTTATTTATTAGCACAAGTTCAGCGTGATTTTTCTGTTACAAAAAAAATTTTATATGATAATATGACTGGAAATACTCCTGAATTAAATGATCCAGGTAATTGTCTTGGTCGTGTTAATCAGTATCCAAGTGCTTACTTTACTACTAATCCAGTGGGTCCAGAACCATCCATTCGAACAAGGAAACTATATATTCCTATTAATTTTTGGTTTACCTTGGCTGCTAAAATGGCATTTCCATTAGTAGCACTTCAATATAATGAATTAGAAATAAATATTCGTATTCGTCCAGTTCAAGAATTAATAATGATTCGTGATGTAACTGATCAAGCTAATAAATTTCCATATATTCAACCCAATTTTAATCTTGCCTTACAACAATTTTATCGTTTTCTACAACCACCTCCCGATATTTCATTAAATGGTCTGAGTGGAATAGGTGCTTCTTATAATGATAGACGAACGAATTGGAATGCGGATATTCATATAATATCTACTTATGCTTTTTTATCTGAAGAGGAATCCAAAATATTTGCTGCTAAGGAACAAAGATATTTATTTAAATCTATCTATGATTGGAAATTTTTTAATGTCACTGGTAATCAGCGAGTAAAATTAGACAATACATTAGGAATGGTATCTTCATGGATGTGGGCATTTCAAAGAAGTGATATTAATCTAAGAAATGAATGGAGTAACTATACGAATTGGCCATATACAGATGTTATTCCCCAACAATTAGGTTTTGGGGAGGCTTCTGGTCATTGGTTTTTACCTTGTCTTTCAGGTGGAATTGGACCTGGTTTTGACCCATCTGGTAATCAGGACACTGGCTACATGATTACAGGAGATTATAATCCTGATAATCAAAAAAATATATTAATGAATCTAGGAATATTATTAGATGGTAAATATAGAGAAAATGTATTAGATGCTGGCGTTTTTGATTATGTGGAAAAATATGTAAGAACACCAGGTAGTGCCCCTGATGGTTTATATAATTATAGTTTTGCTTTATCCACTGACCCATTTGATTTTCAACCTTCAGGAGCTATGAATATGAGTAAATTTACAGACATTCAATTAGAATTTACTACTTATCAACCTACATTAGATCCTTCTGCTCAATTTTATACAATTTGTGACCCGGTGAGTGGAGAAGTAATTGGTGTTAATAAACCAAATTGGAAAATTTATGATTACAATTATAATTTAACTGTTCATGAAGAGAGATATAATATTTTAACTTTTATTGGTGGTAATTGTGGCTTAATGTATGCCAGATAAATAGGATAAATAGGATAAATATATTGATAATACTAAATATATTTATTTATCGTAGAGATGAATTACCAGTTCCACTTAAACCAGTTTTTCTAGGGGATCCGTATTCAGTTTCTCGTTTATTGAATACATTATTCGTTATTTTAGGTGTTTTTGTATCATTTAATTTACAATTTAATCCTTTGTATGGATTTGCGGTCCAAGCCGTATTGGCGGAATATGTTCCACAATCAGAAAACATACCTGTTGGCGTTTTACGACAAGGAAATTTAACTGTAAATTTATAATCATTCGGATATTCAAATTCAGTTGTTGGTAAAATATATTTACCATCTTCCCCAGCTGGAAAATTACCTAATGTATCTGTTGTTTCTCTCACAAATGGTTGTGGATTACTCGGTTTTAAATTATTAATATCTTTATTAGTATATCCATTACTTACTACTTTCATTTGTGTGCTTGTCCAAATTTTGGGATCCATCGTTCCAATTGGATTCGCACCAGGTGGTTGTATGATATTATTAACTTCTTTAGGTGTAAATGATTCTAGAGATGAACCCATAAACACATATTTTTGGAAATTATATTGATGATAAATAAAATAACAAAATATTAATATTACAAAAAAAAGAAAAACATTTTCGTCCATATATTTATCGATAGATTAAATTATATATCTTTTAAATTTAATCTATTTTGTTATCTGACAGTGGTTTTTTTAGTTTTCTTAGTTTTTGAACTTTGATGCTTAGTTTTTGAACTTCGATGCTTAGTTTTCTTAGTTTTCTTAGTTTTCTTACTAATTAATTTATCTACATATCTAGATTTACAATGTTCATACAATTTTTTATCAGTAATGTATTTTTCTATCCCTGGAGTAGTAAATTTTTGTATATTTTTTAAGGATGAATAATATACATCTAATTCTTCTCTAACTCTATTTCCGGCAGCGGCTTTATATGCATCAGGAACTAAATGTTTAGGTAGAAATATAATTCTATCCATCAATAATTTTTTCAATCCTTCAAACTTAGATTTTTTTTTATTGGAATTTATAAAATTATCGATATCTTTTTTAGTAATTTTATTTGTCTTGAAATAGTGTGTCACTTCTTTTGGATAAATACCATTTGTTTGTTTTAATAGTTCTCCCAAAATAATACTTTTATATACATATTGTTCACTTTGATCCACTCCTATTAATTCCGGTGAAAAAATATCATAACAAATAGAATTCACTGTAAAAAATAATTTTAATGAATCTTGCCAATAACCTTTAAGACGTTGAATAATATTTTCAATACTACCTGATACATATACATTATTCTTTTCTTTATCAGAAAAATAATTTAAACTATTCAATGTTGTTCCTGAATCTTTATATTTTTTTCCTAATTTAATGTCGTGGTCATTAACTACAAATTTAATATTAGAAGGAACTTGAAAATCTGTTTTAATAAATTCTACTAAATTGTTCAACATGTGAATTCTGTCTTCTTCTTCTACGCATCTTACCCATGGTTTATTATAATATTTATTCGTTGGGACAAAATGATATTCTATATTTATTTTATTATCAAATTTAGAGGATATATAAGTTGCTGTATTAAATGCTAATTTTCCTACAGCTCGGGTAGGAGGAGAAAATACTCCCCCATCCCATATATAAATAGTTTTCGTTGGCATATTATTCTTATACTATACGAACAATTTATTCTATTTAATAATTATATTTATTAAATATATATATATAATGATTATGTCTCAAATAATGGCAAAGAAGATTGTAGGAAAAGATGATACAGAAAAAGACAATACAGAAAAAGACAATACAGAAAAAGACGATACAAAATCTAAGACAAATGAATGGGGATCATTTGGAAAGAGTGTTTTACAAATATTTATTCAAATATTAATACTTGGATTGTTAGGAGCAAATTTTGTTTATTTTACTAGAATAAGTTTAGATTCATTCTTTCCAAGTGAACCAGCACAACAACCTTATGTAAATGAAACTAAATCAGGAAATAAATTACCTCCTGTATGTTCTCCTAGCAAAAAGTCAGTTAAAGAAGTAGCATCATCTGTTAAAGCAGCGGCATCATCTGTTAAAGCAGCGGCATCATCTGTTAAAGCAGCGGCATCAGCTACAGCAGATCATTGGATGGATGCTGCAAGGAAAAAAGCAGCAGCCGTTAAAAAAGCAGCGACTGAATCAGTACCAGCAAAAGCAGCGACTAAAGCATCAGAACAAAAAGGAGGTGGAAAGAGTAATAGTGGTTGTGGTATTCCTATTGATTTCTGTCAAAGTGATTTATTTAAAAATAAATATTTTAGTGGAATGTTTGAATATGGATTTCCTTACTCAATGGAAAGCAAAGAAGATACATTTGGTGGAATCATATCCAATTGGTTTGTTAATAAGGTGAAATATTCATATATTTGGTTACGACAAGTAATAAACGCAATTATTAATTTTACGGGTTCTACATGCGCAATGGCTCCTGATTCAATGAAATCGATAGTTCCATTTATATTAGGTCCTTTTGCTATATTATTAATTATAGGTATAGCTTCAATGTGGTGGCTTCCTACATTAATTAGTATGTTTTGGAATGAGGACCAAGAATGGAAGGGATTCCTTATCTCTATTCTTGGATTATTCTTTGGATGGACATGGTTTATTCCAATTGTTTTGTCATTTATTCAAATGATTGGAATAATGTTTAGTTTTATTGTATTACCACCTTTATTAAATGGTAAAAAAATAATGGAAATTATAGGAGAGAAATTTAATAGTTATTACTTAACACTATTATTTTTAATTTTATTAATAGTATCTGCTTTTTCTAAATTAAATCCAATTATTGCTATTGTAATGACCTTGGTATTCTTAAAACATATGATTCCACCTGGAATGAGTCCATTCGCAAAAAAAAATGAAAAATGAAAAAATAAATAATAACAACTACTAAATATAATATAAATATAAAATTGAATAATATTTATATTATGGGTAAAAATAAGAACAAGAACAAGAACAAGAACAAGAACAAGAATAAACCACAATCATCATCTAATTCTCAATCCAATTCTCAATCCAATTCTCAATCCAATTCTCAATCCAATTCTCAATCCAATTCTCAATCCAATCCTTCAAATAACGAAAATAGTCTTGAAAAATATCCTTTTGTAAGTGTTTGTACACCTACTTTTAATCGACGACCATTCATTGAAGGAATGATTAAATGTTTTGATCACCAAATTTATCCAAAAGATAGAATGGAATGGATTATTATTGATGATGGCACGGATAAAATAGAGGAGTTAGTAATAAATCATCCAAATGTAAAATATTTCAAATATGATGATAAAATGACATTGGGTAAGAAGAGAAATTTATTACATGAAAAAAGTAAAGGAGATATTCTTGTATATATGGATGATGATGATTATTATCCTCCAGAAAGAGTAAGTCATGCTGTGGAAAAATTACAAGTGGATAAAGAAGTATTATGTGCCGGTTCTAGTGAAATTTATATATATTTTAAACATATTGAAAAAATGTATAAATTTGGTCCTTATGGACCGAAACATGCTACTGCAGGAACATTTGCGTTTAAAAGAAAATTAATTGAAAATCATAGATATGATGATAATGCTTGTTTAGCAGAAGAAAAAGAATTTTTAAAAAATTACACAGTTCCATTTGTTCAATTAGACCCCGAAAAGGTTATTCTTGTGTTTTCTCATAATCACAACACATTTGATAAACGAAAATTATTGGAAAATATCCATCCAGACTATATTAAAGAATCCAATAAACCTGTATCTGATTTTGTAAAACAAGATGATTTGAAAGATTTTTATATGAATATTGATTCATTACTTCAATATTATAGTCCTGGTAAACCCATTATGAAACCTGATGTATTGGAGCAAATGATTAAACTTGAGGAAACTAGAAGAAAACATGCGGAAAAAATGATGATTGAAGGAAATGTTGGGGGGAAAGTAATGATTCAACAAGACGGACAAGAACCTATGGCGTTGAATAATAATCAAGTTGTAGAATTAATGAAACAACAACAAGGTCAATTAAAACAACAGCAAGGTCAATTACAACAAATTAAACAAGCATATGAAAAATTGGCAAGAGAAAATATGGATCTAAACAAACAATTACAATCCCAACAGGAAAATATAACTCAATTACAAAAATTAAATACACAATTAATTTTGAAATTCAAATAAAACATAAACAAGAATAGGTAGATAATGAGAGTGAAAATTATTAATTGAAAATTATTAATTGATATTATGATTGTCTACTATATTATCATAACATTTTTTACAATAAAATCCATTGTTGTGTTTATTAGAACAATTATTACAAATATAATTGTCACATTTGTCACAAGAACCTCGAATTAAATCTCTTTCGAGCCATTCTACACATATATCACATAAAATTATACAATACTCTAAATGTAATAAGGGAACTTCTTTATCTATTTCTTCATTATAAATTTGTGGTATATATTTTGGACATATATCTATTTTTTTAAAATTTATTATAGGTAAATTAATACATAAAATGCTTTGTAGTGTAAAATTATCAGTCCATTCTTTTGGAATAATATTGGTCGTCTGAATAACATATTGATGATTTGGGTTGATAAGTAAATACATATTTATATTATATAAATTATATAAATATGTTGTTTTATACAGATTTTATACAGGTTGATTATATCTTTGTATGTATTTATGTAATATATGGTTATAAATTACTTGATATAGAATTATCATCTGATTCAATTACATCTATAGTATAAGTTTTATCTAAATAACGGTAAATACGATTTATATCTAATTTACTAATCTCATAATTGTCGAATATTTCATAAATTTCATCTTCCGTTTTGTTATCTCGTAAATTAAGAAAAAAAGCAAACAAATCTTTTTGATCCATAGAAAGTGTAAAACATAAATTTTGTATAAATAAATAATTATTATATTCAGTGCTATATTTGGTTAATACTTTTGTGAATCTTACTTCTGTAGGATTAAATTTGTTTTTTTTTTGAAAAGTATCATGATATATTTTATTGTTGTAAAATGTTTTAATTAATGAACTCATTTCATTAAATTGCCATATTTGTTTTTGAAATGTAATTCTGTCAATATAATCAGAAAAACATATATTATTTAATATTTCCGTATAAAATGGAAAAGATTCTTTTATCGGTTTTGTTCCTAAAACATCTACGATATTTTCATGCCATAATAATCCAACAATAGTTCTATCTGTTTCATTCATTATATTGTTGTGACTATTCAAATCATAATGATTATTAATTAATTTTTGAGTTATTTTTTTACTATCTTCATTATATGTTTTGGGTTGAAAAATATTCTGAATGATTTCATTTTTTAATAACACATTTTGTTTGTTATAAATATTTACAATAGAGTATAATTTTCTCAAATCACCTTGAATATAACCCAATAAATTTTTTTTCAATATTAAATCGATTGATGGAATTAATTTATTCAATAAAATATCTATTTCTTTATTTGTAGGATTTGTTAACTCATAACTGTTACATACTTTCATTAATTCTTTTATTTTCTTATCAATATGATAATTACCAATACAAATAATAGGATTTAAAGTAATTTCTTCTATTTTTTGTTTCTTTGTTTTTTTTGGTCTTATTAGTTTTATAAGTTGGTTAATACCTCCTTTATCTCCGTTATTCATTCCATCTATTTCATCCATAACGATGGCTATTTTTTTAACATTTTTTTGTAACATAGATAACACATTTCGATCAGACATATTATGTTTGGTAATAGTATCAATGATTGATTTATTTCGTATATCTCCAGCATCATATTTAATAATATCATAATTCAGTTCTTTTAAAATAGTTTCAATAAATGCGGTTTTCCCTGTTCCTGGATTTCCATATATATATATTCCTCTTTTCGTGGTTAAATCGTTTTTATTTTTTTCAAAATTATAAAAAAAAGATTTTATATTATCAGATAACTTATTTCTATTTAATATATTATTTATGTTAATTTGTTCCATATTATATTTTTATACATTTTCTTTTTATGTTTATTTTAAATATAACTACTTTTAAATCCAAAATCTATTATTCATCGACAATAAAACGCATTATATTTAACATCAAAATTTTTGTAAAATATAATTAATCACATATATTAGGTTTATTAGATATTCCATCCCAAGTTAGGTCACATCCTTTTGCCCATTTATATTTATTACACTCACCAGTTGAACCTTTCCAAAATTCTCCTGTGAAATCCATCGTTTTTTCACATGACGATTTTCCTAAATTTTTTATATTAAAACATGTTTGTTTGGTTTGAGAAGCATCATCTTCCATTTCACTACTAGAATTAATTGTGCTTTGTTTGTCAATCCAATAATCAGGACATTCAGATACAGTGGGTGGAAATTCAACACCATATTTATTCTTGTATAATACCGATGCAATGAATATCATTAACAGAATGAATATAATTATTGCTATAGTTGCAACAGTTTTTTGAAAATTAAATGCCATTATATAAAATAAATATATATAATTTTTTCTGCTTAATAAATATAATGAATTGTTCAAGTACAAATGGAAGAATAGATATTATGGGTCCTAATACAATGAATCAGTTTTCTTTATTTGATAAAATTCCTACGAACGATTGTTCAAATTTTCATGATGCTTTAACTGGAAATTCAATCGATTCGACATTATCATTAGCATATTTTAGCAAACAAAATATTCAAATTGTTCAAAATGCTATTAAAGCCGGTGTTTATGAGACTTCCAATCATCAATATGTAATTGGTAGTCAAAATTGCGATACTTTAAAAATTATTATGAGAAGTGTTTTTCTTCAATCATCTGTTAATCAGCCAGATAATATCACTACACAAATTCAAGCCTTAAATGATTTAGTAGTGGAATATTGTGTTAAACACATATACAGTGAGGCTCAAGCTTATATTAATTATAAACGCGATGTAAGTACGATGTATCATCCGATTGATAGACCTGCTAAAGTTGACGTTGATGATAAAACATTAGAATTGAAACCATGGTTTTAATTTAGGATAAAATATTTTAGGTGGATTTTGAAATTTAGAATTTATTACTATAACACAAAATTGATTTAGTAATAAATAATTTAAAGACAATTACAGTAATAAAATATTAAATGGAAAAATCATATTCATTAACTAATGCCCAATATGATTCATATATGGAACGATTTAAACCAGGTTGGGTTCCAGCTACAACATGTTTAATTTGTTGGGATTCAATTGAGCCTAGAGAATGGGCTGAATGTTATCAGTGTAATATATTTTTACATTCTCGGTGTGAGAAAATATATAGAGGTAATAGAGGACATTGTAAATGTCCACATTGTCAACAGGTGGGGACTTTAGGTAGTCCTCGATGGGAGTAATTTATTACTATAAAAAAAAATTGATTTAGTAATACATTATTTAAAGACAATTACAGTAATAAAATATTAAATGGGAAATTCATTATATCCTGATAATGCTGAATATGATGCATATATGGAACAATTTAAACCGAACTTTGCTCCAGCTACAAATTGTTTAATTTGTTGGGAATCAATTGAGCCTAGAGAATGGACTGAATGTCATCGGTGTAATATATATTTACATTCTCAGTGTGAGAAAAAATATAGAGGGAATAGAGGATATTGTAAATGTCCACATTGTCAACAGGTAGGGACTTTAGGTAGCCCTCGATGGGAGTAATTTATTAAAAAAAATGTAAACTTAATATTAATTTTGTTTGTTTTATGTTTGTTTGTTTATTTATTTTTTTGTAATTTTTAGAACCTTTTTATTTATTTTATTTATTTTAATTATAGTAGGAACATGCAACTGTTTTTTTAATTCGTCTAATTCATTTAACCATATAGATTCAATTGACATTGCTTTTAATTTTTCTAGCTCCAATTCTTTATTTTTCTTTTCTTGAATTATTTTATTTACATTTTCATCACTTACACTATCCATTGGCATTTTCAATAAATATTTATATTCATTATCATCATCTATAGCATCATAATTTTTTTCCATTAACATATCAATAATACTAGATTTCTTTTTATTTCGCAAATCAATCGTGCCTTTGAGGTTCTCTGTAATATAAGCAGCTTTGTTACTTAATAATTGTAATTCTTTTTCTAATGTAATTACTTGATAATTCTTTCTTTTTTGATAATATTCAAGACGAATCGGGAAATAATTATCGATAATTTCTTTTTCATTATGGTATTTTGTCAACTTTTCTGATTCATTAAATAAATGCATGTTATTAGTGCTTAATGTTGAATATAATTTCATATTTTTCTCAAACTGATTATACAAATTATTTTCTTCTACAGACTCATTGATAGAATCGTTTAAGGTTATTTCAAAATCTATTTTCGTATCTGTACACATATCATTATAATCCTTAATAAATGTTTTATTCTTTTTAATTTTATCAGTTTCCATTAATTTTTCAAGATGTTGTTTGAAATCATCGGTCCAATATCCAATCGGTAATTCAGTAATCTTTATCTTTTTATCCGTTATTTTTTGATAATTCCCTTTTATAATATATCTTTTCTCATCTAATTTGTGACAAGTCCCTTCAAAACCTTTATAGAATGGAGTTAAATTTATTTCGGTATCAATTGATTCTGTTAGCGTGCGTAATTTCAATTGTAAATACTCAATAATCGTATCAATATTATATGACAATATATCCGTGCTAAATCCCGTGCCAATTCCTTTTCCACCATTTACAAGTATCATAGGAATAATGGGAACATAATATCGCGGTTCAACTGGATCTCCGTCGTCTTCCAAATATTCCAATACAGGATCATCTTCCTTGCGATAAATATATCTCGTAATTTGATTTATTTGTGTGAAAATATATCTTTCACTAGCTGAATCTTTTCCTCCTTGAAGTCGTGTATTATGTGTAATTGTAAAATCACCAAGTAAGAATCTTTCATTTTTATCAATATTCCATCCACAAAAATTCCCCCGTTCTATTTTTTCAATTTTAATTTGATGTAAATAGGGATTTCTAGTAGTTTTTACAATGGATTCATATTGATAATTTTCATTTATTTTTTTCCTAGAAACTTTTATAGGAATTTCTTTTAAATTGTATCCACTAATAGATAGTTCCAACATTGAATTATGTTCGTGTATTTTAGATCTATATCCTAATGAACCAGCAATTATTCGAAAAGATTCCATTAATTGCCTTCTATTATTACTTTGAAATATTCTATAACTAGCACCCCCAATTTGTTTCTTTATAGAACCATCTGAATCAATCATACCAGCCAATAATTTTAATCTATTTTCCTTACTATTAATAATATATTGAATCGGAATGTGTTTATTTTTGAATAACTTATTATTTTTCATTAATTCTTTGAATGGATTCAAATTAACTGAATAATTATTATTAATATTAATCCCATCACATATAAAATTATCATTTTTTTTATTAAAAGACCAATCACATGCTCCTGTATTTGTATTAGAAGTTTTACAACCTTTACAGGTTATACTTGAATTATGAACATCACCAATAGGATATATTTCACTATTTTTTCCAGAACCTCTTCGTCTAATATAATAAGTACAACTTTCATGTTCATTGTAATTTTCACAATGGACTGTTTCACAACCAATTGTATCCAACCAAATAGCCCATGATTTAATTATTTCAGAGTCTGATGATGCAAATGCATGACAATCACTCATACCATCACCTAACCATAATCCTAATATATAAGGATCTATATCAATATTTTGTTCTTCCCATTCAATCGGTGTACTATTTAATACTCCTTTAATTTTATGTTTAATATAATTAGGTAATTTCAAGTAATCTTGAACATTAATATCAAATATTGCATTATCTTGAATAGTTTCTCCAAAACATACCATATCATTATATGCCTCTTCTATTGTTTTTATAGATTTATTACCATGATTACTATTATTATTTATTAAATTTGTTCTAATTGTTTTTTCCCCAAATTTTTTTTTTTCGGTATTATAATAATTCATTTTCCAGGATTTGTCTGATTCTTTCCAAAATATAGACTTGTGACTAGAATATTGAAGAGTTAATATATGATTGCGATTAACTGTATAATTAGACATATTACCATTATGTATTTTATACATATCATCTACTCCTACTACTGTTTTTGAAACAGTTCTACATAATCCATCATCTCCTACAAGTTCATCTCCAATTATTACATTTTTTGCTTTTTTAATCGTAGAGTCCCACATTAATATATCAGTTTCAGGGTCAACACAACCAAACTGACCATTTGGTAACAACAAGTTTACATTATTGCTTCCAATATAATCTTGGGCCATACCAACAATTGCTCCATTTAAACTGGCTTCACCATGATGATATCCGGAATGTTCTGAAACATATCCACTAAATTGAGCAACTTTAATTTCGGTAGTTAGATTTTTCTTAAAAGCACTATACAGAATTTTTCTCAAACTTGTCTTGAGACCATCCATTAAATTAGGAATAGACCTTTCACAATCATATATTGAAAAGTGTATCATTTCTTTGTTAATAAAATCAGTATGTGATACTATATTCGTATTGGTATCTACATAACTATTTCTATCGTAATTACATAACCATCCTTTTCTCTCTTCACTCCTTTTCTTATTGAAAATCATATCAATAATATTATCACTTATAGCCCCTTCATGATTAAAATATACAATCTTCTTATTCGCAAAATATTCCTTAAATTCTTTACCCGTACTCGTTCCTAATCCCTTGTAATATTTAATATTCCATCCTTTAGTGTCATTTTGTTCTTTCCATAACTTATATTCTCCTTCATTGTAAAATAATCGTTCTTGTCCATTTTTTTTTGCTTTTAAAATAGGTGTATTCATAAATCCCAAGAAGTTATCAAGCGTTGATAAAGAATTCCACTGATCTTGAAATAAATTCAAACCTAATCCTTTTATATGCGATCCATCTAAATCTTGGTCTGTCATAAATAATACCGAATTATATCTTAGATATTTCTCAGCACTCTCCTTTGTATATTTTTTACCCGTTTCTAATCCTAAGATTTGTTTCAATTCAATAATTTCTTTGTTTTCATTTATTTTTTTTAATGATTCACCTCGAACATTAAAGATCTTTCCTTTCATCGGATAAACACCAATTATATTTCTATCTTCTTTAGATAATCCCGAAACAATTCCAGCCTTTGCTGAATCTCCCTCACATAAAATTAATGTACATTGATTCGATTTAACTGTTCCCGCAAAATTAGCATCTATCAATTTGTGAATTCCTCTAATACTTTTACTCTTACTACCATCTGTTTTTTTAACAGCCTTATTATCTTTCACTTCAGTTAAAGCACAAGCAGCTGTCATTACTCCCATTTTTGCTATTTTTTCAATAAAACCATCACTCACTGAACATGAAGAACCAAATTTAATTGCCGATGTTCCTAATTCATCCTTTGTTTGACTATTAAAAGATGGATTTTCGATATCACATCTTAAGAATAACATTAATTGCTCCTTAATTGTATTTGGTTTCACATCCACCTTCTTTTTATTTTTGATATATATACATAACTTTCTAATTATTTGATTCATAATATATTCCACATGTTTGCCTCCTTTTGAGGTATAAACGCCATTTACAAAACTAATATGCTGAAACTCTTCTTTAGGTGCCAAACAAATAGCATATTCCCATCGTTCATTTGGATTTTCGTATATTCTTTTGGTATCATTTTTATTGCCTATATATAAATCAATATATTGTTCAAAATTTTTACAAGGTATGATTTCACCATTATATTTTACTCTTATCTTTTTATCCGTTACAGCAGATATATCATATACACGCTTCTTGAATAATGCCAGCATATCAGGGGTTAATCCATCTATACCTAATCGTGAATAATCCGGTTTAAATGACACTCGAGTATAGGGTTTCGTTTTACATTTTGTAATGGATGGTTTACCAATTTCATTTAAATTATTTTTAAATTCCTGAATGTATTTTAATCCTCTAATATGGTCTACTGTTTCTACTTTTCCCCAAGTAGACCATATCAGAACTAATTTAAATCCAAACCCATTTTTTCCGCCAATAATTTTTTCTTTTTTTTTTTCATCATAATTGGTTGATGTTCTCAAATGTCCAAATATCATTTCCGGTATCCACATTTTGTATTCAGGATGTTGAGCAACATCAATACCATTTCCATCGTTATACATATGAATCGTTCCATCATCATCTAATTTAATTTCTATATTGGAAACTGGAATCGCATTTTCAACATTAGAAGAGATTGCTTGTGCTTGTCTAATCACATGATCGCGGCAATTGACAATACCTTCATCAAACAATTTATAAAGTCCTGGAATATATTGGAATCCTTTAGAAATTATTTTATCATCATTGAAAATATAATCTTCATGGTCAGTATTTTCAATAGACCCGATATATGTATCTGGTTTTTTCAAAATGTGTTCTTTATCGGTTAATTTTTGATATTTTTGAAGTGATTCTTGAGTCGTCATTATTTTATATTATATTAACTATTTTAATCTTGTTTAAATAGTTTCAATTTTTAATTTTAAAGGATATATATATTTATATATATTAATATTAATATGACGGCTCCTATATCAAATAGACCAGGTCCTCTCAATTTTTGTAATTCAAGATTTGCCAAATGTAATATTAATAAAAAATTAGGTCCTGCTTATTCTAATGGAAATGTTACAATTCAAGGTGCTACCAGGGCTCAAGGAATGTCAGAATTAATCCGTGTTCAAAGTAGTATGCGTAATGCGAAATTAGTTTTTACAAATGCTCCAGTAAATCAATATGGACGTCGAGTTGGTGGTCCCGGTGGATATGGTTCTTCACCAAAAAATACATTTTAATTAAGTCAAATCAAAGGAAACATGAATAGGTAAGTTTAGAAATGCGTAAGTTTAGAAATGTATAAGTTTAGAAATATATATATTTTTTTCTCTCTATTTTCTATAATGGTTAAAAGACACGACAAAGGAAGTGATGGTAAATACCACATTGGTTCTCATACCTATGAAAAATTAGAAGGTTCTCGTGCTCAAGTATGGCACGGTACTGCTTACAAAACATCAGGTAACTTAAAGAAAGGTGATTTAAAAATGCACAATGGTCACATTGTTTCCAAGAGAAAGAGTGAACTTGCTAGATCTCAAAAACATCTTAAAGGACATCTTCAACCTAAAGGTAGTGGTGTTTTCGGCACTGTTACCAAAAAAGGTAAAAAGAGAGGAACTAAAAAGAGAGGAACCAGAAAGAGAAAGGGTTCTCGTAAAAGATAAATTACTAAAAATCATTAAATAAATAATATAAATAATATAAATTACATTACTTATTTAGGAAATCGAATATCTATCAATAATATATTTTGAATATATAAAATATATTATTAGCATTTAGCATCATATAACAATAGGTGAAATTATATATTTCAAATGTTTTCAAATGTTTTCAAATGTTTTCAAACGAATTAACTTTTATAAAATTATCATCAATTATATATAAATCTGTTTCTTCTTTTATAAATTTTTCAAAATATCTTTTACTGACAGTAAATTTATTTTTACTTCCACAATATATTTGATATATTTCATTAATAGGTATTTCTTCAGTATACATTTCAACATCAGAACTTATAAGTTTATATCTTTTCAATGAATATATAATATCCTCTTTTTTATTCCATAATTTACATCTAGTATTTAATAAATATTTATCATCTTCAATAAAAATATCAGAATAATAATGTTTAATTAAATCTAATATATTTTTCTCATTAATATTTGTTTTTGTATGATAGGTAAATAATGAACATAATTCATCGATTTCCAGTTCTTCATTGATATCCTCATTAATTTCTATATGATCACTCCAAAATTTTATAAATTTACTTACCCTTGGTAGCAATTTACTTGTATAACCCATAAACATATCGGTTTCTTCATTATAAGTTAATTTTTCTATTAGTTTATTTTTTAGAACATTTGTAAAAAACACATTTGGAAATTTTTCTGAATCAATAAATCTTTTCCATAAAAATTGAATATTCTTCCAGGAAATGGAACAACCATCACCTTCTTCCATAGTATTTTCAACAAAATGATCTATAATATCATTCTCACCATTATTTTTTAAATAAAGAGCATATTTTATTAAATCGGGATCTTTACAATGCTCTGATAAAAATCCATCCGCACTTCCATATCGTGTGGAATAATGAGCGGCAACACAAAATAAATCTAACGCATCATTTTCTTTTACATATGAATGCCAATTATCAATATTTATAAATTCCCATAAATCAGCAAATCTACAGTCTGTAAAAGTATGTTCATAAAATTTGAATTTAAATATATTTAATAAATTAGGTGTTCCAAATAACATAAATACCAATGAATTTAAAGCTTTTAAGAAAGGCTTTGTTTTTGGATGTAAAAAATATATTAAATTATTTTTTTTCAATAAAATATCACCTATAATAGTAAGAAAATATTTGGCTTTTTCGCGATTATCGCAGATGGTTGGATAAAGACTATTTATGACATTTTGAATTGTTTCTGATTCAGGTATACATGAAAATAGGTCTCTTTCTTTGATTTTTTTAAGAATAGATACTTTTAGTTTTTGTTTCCAATCCATCAATGTTTTATGAGAACTAATAGAACTTAATATAGTATGTTGAACGTCATCTTCTTTCACTAATAAAAAATTTTTATTATTGTATTGGAAAAATAATTCCGATGTTGAATGATAAAAAAATTTATTATTATTTAAGAATTTTTGAGTAAATAGTTCCGACTCTTTTTCCAATTTATTTTTTCTTTTTTCGCGTTCTATAATGGTAGTATTTGTATTCTCTAATAATTCGGGTAAATTATGAATATAACTACGAAATCTATTTAATATTACTGGTGTATCTTCGTATTTATTATATATATCATTTATTATACTTGATAGTTCTTCACGACTCATTGATATAATATATCTCTCTATTTTTATATCTATTTATATATATATTAATGTCCGATGTATTAGTCTTTAATAAAGAGAATGATCCAAATGATTTCAATCATTATATAACAGAAATAAAAAAAAATGCTAGTATCCAATATTGTCAAGGGAAAATTGGTCCAGGTTTTGTTAGTGAATCTTTAGATAATTGTGATTTTATATTTGTTCATACCTTTAATCGTGATATTAGAGGTTTTGCTAGTGTAAATTATTATAGCGATGATAAGGGTAATCAATATTTATATATTGATTTAATTTGTAATTCAATGTTTCATAGTATGGCTAGTTCTAGTAGACATACTGGAGATGACCGTAAAATAGGAGGTAAAGGAATGATTGATAGAGTTATTAATTTAGGACTAGAAATGAATGTATCCTATATTAAACTTAGTGCTATAGATGATGTTATTCCTTATTATTGGAAATTAGGATTTAGATTTATGAATGTGGAACTAGAACAAAAGGCACAAGAATTAGTAGCCAGTTTAAGAAAAGCTCAGATACAAGCTCAGATACAAGGAAATGATGAGGAGGTAGAGAGAAAATTAAATAAAATAATTACAAATTATTATCCTGGTTACTTGAATGAGAAAACACAACAACGATTAGGAGAATTATCGGGAAGTAAAACTGAACCTATGCGTGATGGTGGGATTCCTATGATATATTCTCTACGTCCTGATAGTTCTAGAGGTGGTAAAAAAGTTCGTAGACGAACATCTAAAAAAACTAGAAAAACTAAAAAAACTAAAAAAAGTAACAAAACTAGAAAAAGTAACAAAACTAGAAAAAGTAAAAAAACTAAAAAAACTAGAAAAAGAAAGTAAAAATGTAATTACATATGTAGAATAATATATATATTATATATAAATGAAAATGTCAATGAAAATGCCACATATTCATAATATGTTATTTAGTATATTTATTATTTTTGTGTTATGTGTATTTATAAAATTTTGTATGCGTAAAATGAGTGTTGTGGAAAATTACAATAATAACGATACACAATCAAATCAAGCATATTTGCCTCAATATAATCCATATACTATAACCCAAACGAATAAAAATAAACTTGTTTTATTAAAACAAGAATTAAACGATATGCAACACTCGATTACCGATATACAAAATAATAATTTTGTTTTAAAACAAAATATTTCAGACAATGCTTTACAAAATAAAAAATTACAAGAGAATCAAGCTATACAAAATAAAAAATTACAAGATACTCAATCAGAATTTAAAAAAAAACAAGATGATTTATATAATTATATATATACTGGTTATAGTTCTCATGGACATAATTATAGATATAATTCAAAATCACCTTATACAATAAATACAAATTACAATAATACATAAAAAACAGATTACTCCCTTTATTATTTAAACATATTTTTCATATGTTTAATTTTATTTAATCTTTCTTGATGTCTACCCCCTTCAAATTCTTCTTTAATAAATGCTAATAATATTTCTTTTGCTTTTTCTTTATTCAAAATCCTACCACCTAACGCTATAATATTAGCATTATTATGTTGTCTTGCCATTTTTGCGGTTTGGATATCGTGACATAATGCACAACGAATATCTTCCATTTTATTCGCAGCAATACTAATTCCTATCCCAGTACCACAAACTAAAATGCCCAAACTACCTTTATATTTTAACACTTCAACACCTACCATTTTTGCAATATCAGGATAATCACATCTTTCTTCAGTATAACAACCCATATCCTGAACTTCTACTCCAGTTGTTAATATTTCAGATGTTAAATATTTTTTCAATCGATAACCCGCGTGATCGCTTCCAAATATAAGACGTATCATCGCTATTTCTGTGTATCGCTCTTCGATAATATTATTCATGTTATAATTAATATAAAAAAAAGTTTTATATCAATTTTATATTTAAAATCTTCCAAATGACTAATATTTATGTTCTTATATATTTATATTCTGTGTAAATCCAATTATATTCTAATGGATTTTCAATATGATATATTTGTGTTTTATTGCTTTTAACAGATTTTTGATATTGTTTTCCAATCCAAACAGAATATTTTATTGAATCTTCATTTTCTTTTATATCAACCTGAATAAGATCAGAATTGTTTTGTTGTCTTTCTTCATAATCATATAAATTATGAAAATAATGCCTACATTTTAACTCACCTCCATAATATTCTACACAATCTAATTTAAATGTAATAAATTTTAATAAATTGTATCTTTCATCGTATTTATGGATTACATTTACATATTTATGATAATCTATTGCATTCTTTTGTTTATATTTATATTTAATCCGCCCATCATATTCAAGTATGATATTTACTAATTCGTATGGAAGTTTTTTACACAATTTATCTATTTTATTCATTTCAGTCATTATGTTGTGTTGTTATAATTAATATAAAAAAGGTTTTATATCAATTTTAAATCTTCCAAACACGGATAGTATTATCCTCACTCCCAGAATACAATTTATTCTCGTGAAGAGTGAGGCAATTCACTCTAGGAATTACACCCTACAATTGCCTAATTTCGGTAGTACGGGTCATTATTGTTGTTATAATTGATATAAAAAAAGTTTTATATTAATTTTTATTGATTATTATTTTAAATTATATATTATCATCCTCCTCATAGTCAATAGCGTAATTCTTACCGCACCTCCAGAGCCCATTTTTATTCTCATTCCTATCTTCTGTTATTCGCCCTACCTTCTCTCGCCCTTTCTCTCATAGCTTCTCTCCTATCTTCTCTCCTATCTTCCTCTTCTTCTTCTATATCTCTCTCATAATATCGTCTCGATGGATATGTCTCCCTAAGATCCTCCATATGCATCGTTATCCCTCTTATCATTCCACCCCTATTCATATCTTCATTTTCTTCATTTTCTGGATTAATGGCCATGATAGCTAAAATTACATCACCATCATTGTCATTCAGTACATTCCTGGCTACATTCCTGGTACATCCAGTTTGACTCATAACCAGACTAATTCCTATCTCAAACTGAGTCACCAGTTTTTCACGACAAAATGGACACTTATTATCTTTTTGTTTAATTTTATCCAAACAATTTTTACACGTTTGATGTTTATTTTCACAACCAGTATCAACAATTTCTTTTTTATATTCATAACAAATATCGCAATGTTTTAAACCTAAATCTTCCTTACATACAGGACATTCTGTTTTATCATAAATACATTCATAACATAATTTATGTTTTGATTTACACCCACATATGGTAATCATATTCATTTTTTCACAATGAGCACATTTTTTATACTGTTTGAGTTTCTTTTGTTGATTTTTGATTTTTATTAATTTATCTTGAATAGAGTAGATAACCTCGTCATAAAAGTGTTCTTCATATTTCATTTCTTCATAGTCTTCATCTGCTTTACGAAATATTGGAACTATTGCTTGTCGTTTTTTAATACTTTCGTGCGTAGGATTATGTATAAATGCAATTCTTTTTGCTCGTTGCCATTCTACATATAATTCATCTCGTATTTTTTGTAATTCTAACAATTTTGGTTGTATATCATTGTAATATTTTTTGTTTAGATAATCTATATATTTCCCAAATTTGTTTTTAACATTTTGCAATTTCGTTCTATTGAAAATGGTATGAATATTTACATCATAATACAATTTTTGAATACGATTATCTTTGTCGTGAAGAAATTCATTTCTAATCATTTTATTAGGTTGCTTATATAAAGAAATAGAAAAAAGAAATCAATTTTATTTACACCACATACATTTCTTTTTGTCTTCTGAACATGAAAGACATTTCATAGGTATTAAATATAAATACCCAAATGGATTAGATATATGGTCTGGATTTGAATAACCGTGTACTTTTTTTGCGCCACAATCTAAACATTTTCCACGACATGGACTTAGGGGAAATATAATAGTCACATCTAAATTTGCGTGTTTATCGCATATATAATTATATGTAGTCATTTAATTATATATATTTAATTATTTTTAATTGTTTTTCTTCTATTTTCTCTCTTTGGTTTTTTAGATTTGGATAATTTGATTAGTTTGTCTAATGTTTTAAAATAAGTCCAAGGTTGTGAAGGTCTATCATGTAAATGAGGTCCAAATCGTTTCCATTGAATATTTTGTTTAATAAACTCTTTCGCATAAAAAGGTGTTCCACAACTACTACCCCATCTTCCATAAAATCCCATATTTTTACAAGATTCTGTATCCACTACACATCCATCTACGGCTCCTCTCGGTTGATAAGGTAATGGTCTATCCGCTTGACTCATAAAAGCTCTATCGTCTAACTCATAATGAGAACAACAAGTTCTAGAACAAGGATTGGTTTTATTTAAATACACATCATAATGATCAGCTATAATTTCTTCCGCAATTTCAATATTTATTTTTCCTTTATGTTGGTCCATTAATTGTTCCAGTCTTACCTTTCTCGCACCTTGATGACGACGAATATCGTCAAACCCAGTATTCACACATTCTAAATTTCGAATACGAGCATCATAAGGAGCATTAAATCCAATGAAATATCCATTCTTTTTTCTCTCTACATTTACAAATTCAAGACCTAATTCTATACGCATAATTTCATTATTTTTAGTATCACCGATTAACCATGAATTCGCATAATCTCCGGAATTTTCTTTTTTTAGAAATTCTACATACTCATCGAGTGAATTCGCATATTGCATACAATTTCTTATTCTACAATTAATAGGAACTCCGTGTTTATAGGCCAAAAATCCACCTATTGTCGTTTCTGTTCCAATAAAACCTTTATTATTTATAAAAAAATCGGTTTGACTTGAAATATAACCTGGTGCTGATTGAAATAATATACGATGACCTTTTTTTGGTTTAATATCAATAATTATATTAAAAAATTGTCCATCTATAAAATTATCAAACGAATTATGGGCACAACATATTTTACCATCATGAGTATAATCACCTAGAGCCATAAATGCGGAACATTTATCTTTTGCACCACCTTCCATTTGCCCTATCTTGGGTAAATTTTCTATTAAATGACCATATTGTTTTTTAAGATGTGGCATTTCATCTAAATATAAATTTATTTTGGGAAGAGCATAATCTAAAGAAGCAATGTTATTCCACAAAATCAATTCATCTGTGTCAACATTGGCTCCTTTGGCTATTCCTTCTATTTCTTCTAGAAATTCGGGAAAATGTTCTTTCATAGGTTTTTTAAAAATAAAATTACTAAAATCAATGAAAAAATCTATTTTAAATCCATGAGAATCATAGAGATTCCATTCCATCGTTTTTAAACATTCTTTTATTTCATCCCTTAAAAGTGTTCCATGGGCGATTCCTCGTTCATACGGATTCCCTTTAATTGATATATAATTCCATCCATTTTTTTCATATTTGAACCCATTTTTGACTTTCATATATATTTTAATAATATTTTATATATGAAGTATTTCTATTTTATTATTTATTTAAAGAGAAGCATATAATTTTTGGTATTCAGGAACATTGTTTTCTTTGATGATTTTTGTTAATTCTTGAATAGCCTTGTTTTTCTTTTGTCCGTCTTTCATTTGGGAAATCTTGGCGGCAATGTTTTCAGGATGAAGTGTTTCACAAATCAAGTTATTAATCATCATCTTGTCGTGTTTCTTCAAAAGAACATTGAATAGTGTTTCGCCATTGTAATCAACAAAGGTAACATTTTCACATAAATCAACGATGTTACGAGCTTTGGTCATTTCACCCTTGTAAAAGACCTTGTGTTCCATACTACAAAGAGTTTGTTGAGAAGGAACATTCTTACTTAAAGCGTCTTTTTCAAAACAAACAATGTGTTTTTGAAGAGGTCGTGATTGGGTGATGGCAACAATATTGTGTCCACGAATGGTATGTTTATCAGGATTGAGCTTTTCAATAGCAACGTCTCCTAAATTAGTAGAAACAGGTGTACCTTTGGGGAAACAAATAGGTATTTCTGCTGGTAAGACGAAAAAGGCAGCAGTAGGAGTATAGTATGGTGAAGTTCCAAAACCAGTTGTTCCAGTATATTCAGTAATCATTGCGTTCGCACCTTCGAACATACTATTCATGTTGGTGACTGCAGACACCTCCCATCCCCTAATCTCTTGATTAAATGCATTAGCACCATAGAACATATTATTCATATCTGTAACCTTGGATGTATTCCACGCCCCAATATCTTGATTAAATGCGGCCGAGTTCTTGAACATATTATTCATATTTGTAACATTGAATGTATTCCAACTAGAAATATTCTCATTAAATGTGTCTCTACCTTCCGTGTTAGTGGCTGGTGTATTGAAAAGATAACCCATAGTGTTAACACTGGACGTGTCCCAATAGTTTATGTGTCCATAATCTAGGAGAGCCTGAGCATTATCACTAAACCACATATTAACCGCAGTATAAATATACTGTGGATGACCCCATGTGGAATTCATTACGTTATTAAACCCAAACCATCCAAGTGAACTAGGAAATGTGTATGTATAAACAGAACTATTGTTGAAACCAATAGCATATAATTTTGTACCATCATTATTTATGGTGAAACCTGTCGTATTGTTTGCTTGGCTCACACTACCTACTGCTAAATAAGTAGCAGTTGAAATATCATACGCAGTTCCTAAAGTCCATTGGTGAATATTTTTTTGATCACCATCACAAATAAACATTTTTGTTCCATCAGATGTAAAATGTATATCGTAAGGTTTTGTGGAATAGCCTGATACAGATAGAGATTGATTAAAAGAAGCAGTTGAAATATCAAATCCAGTTGCTAAAGTATATTGGTGAACAGAATCTGAATCTGTACCAACAATAAACATCTTTGTTCCATCTACATTAAAATTTATACCTGTGGGAGATGTTGCTTTAGCACTTACATCGAGTGAAACGGAATTATAAGAAGCAGTTGAAAGATCAAATCCTGTTGTTAAATCGTATTGGTATATGGAATCAGTATAAAAATCAGTGACAAACATTTTTGTACCATATGTACTAAATGTAAGTCCCATTACTTGCCTGGCTACCCCAACAATATTGAGGTCTTGTGTATGACTAGCAGTCGAAATATCAAAGGCAGTTGATAAAGCATATTCATCAATTATGGAACGGAACGCATTTCCATAATCACTAATAAACATTTTTGTACCATCTCGATTAAACCGAATATCACTAGGTTTCTCTACATTAGCGGATAAATTAAGAGAAACGTTGCTGTATGTAATATCAGAAATATTAGCCATTATATAATATATAAATAAAAATATAAATATATTTTTATTTTTCTACATATTCTTCATCCTTTAGTGTTACGGATTCTGTATCTTTCTTTGTATGTTTTTTGGGTACTGGTATTCCGGCTGCCTTACTTATTAAATTCAAGAAACTTACCGCAAATGCCAATAATATAATGAAAAATGCTATGATGTCACTTCTAGATAGGTGTTGTTTTAAATAATAGTGATTCATTATTAAAACGACTGTAAATTGTGTAATAATTAATAGAAATGTATCTTGAGTTTCTGTTACTAATTTATATTTATGTCCTAAACCTACCGCGATAGTCATAAAAAACCAATCTAACCAAGCAAATGGAATAGCCATAAAAAACGCTTTAATCATGGATAGATTAGGATATTTAAGCGTATAAAATTGTCCCCATATTGAAAATGATTGAGCAATTATAAAAGATGCTAAAAACTGAATATATAATAATATTTTATTCATATTATAATATATTATGAAAACAAATTTTACCATAAGTAGATTTATTATTTGGTTAATTTTGAATATATTTATAGTAGCTTTAATGGATTTAGCCTTATTTCATCAAACTACGCCTGATATGGAACACTCTAGCTTTACTAGAAAATTAGGTTGGGCTGAGTTATGGGCAACATTAGAATGGATGTTTGTTATTCCCGCGAATAGAATGGGAAATTTATTTTTAACTGCGCCACAATTATCATTATCTTCCTATGTTTTTGATTTTATGGGACAAATTGTAACAAATAAATATTGGTTACATGTTCCTACTACTATAGATGATTACGCAGGTATGATTATCATTATTTTGGGAATGGGAATATCTGCCTATAAAATTTTTGATTAAATTAATAAAATTTTTAAATATAAACGCATAAGTATTTAAAGATTTATGATAAAAAATATGTATAATATGTCAACATTTGAATCCAACAATGTGTTAACTATAAAAACGGTTCAAATTGCTCCTTTTAGAACTTTAATGACTGCATTAAAAGATATATTGTTAGAAACGAATATTACTTTTAAGAAAGACGGTATTAGAATTATAAATATGGATAAATCTCATACTATGTTGGCTCATTTATTTTTAGCTGCTGAAAATTTTGAACATTATGAGTGTAATAAAGAAAAAATTGTGATTGGTGTTAATATGTTTCATTTATTTAAACTTATCAATTCGATTGATAATGATGATACATTAACAATTTATATTGAAAATACTGATTATTACGATGGTATCGTATCTTTCTTAGGTTTAAAATTTGAAAATGGAGATATTAAACAATGTAAAACACAAAAATTAAGGTTAATTGAACCTGATTCAGATGAATTTGAAGAACCAGATGTGACTTTTTCTTCTGTTATTAATCTTCCTTCTTCTGATTTTCAAAAGATTATTAGAGATTTATCTTGTATTTCAGAGAGATTGGAAATTAAATCAGTTGGTAATGAATTAATCTTTAGATGTGAAGGACAGTTTGCTACTGCTGAAGTGAAAAGAGCAGAATCATCAGGTGGAATGGAATTTATTGAAAAACAAGATTCGAGTAAAATTATTCAAGGAGAGTTTTCTCTAAAGAATTTAGGATATTTTATTAAATGTACTAACCTATGTAGCCAAATAGAGATGTATTTAGAAAATGATTTACCACTTGTTGTTAAATATTATGTGGCTAGTCTGGGAACTATTAAATTATGTTTAAGTCCTCTTCCATCAAAAAATAGTAATTAAAAAAATATAAAGCGTTTTTGTTTTATTTTTCGTTGTTTTTATAAATATATTTGTTTTATAAATATATTTGTTTTATAAATATATTTATATTTATTATTTAATATTCAGGAGCATGTTTCTTGAATAAACATCCATGTGCATCAATACCACTATTACAATTTATCAAAGTAGCATCTTGAAAATCACATGTTTTTAACCAAATTTTAATTATACAAAAGTTTTTTTTTGGAGAAATAGTTATTCCGTTAATATTTTGTTGTAATTGTTTATTCACAGATAAACTTTCTCCAACTAAGGAATATGTTAATTTTTTCCAACATTCAGGAACATTTTTATTATTAACTTTATATGAAAAACACCCCCCGAATCTATTTTTTGGATCCTCCCATAGAGGAGTAATTCCTTTACGCATTATAAACAACATACAATTCTTAACTAATCTTGGGGGAAATGCTTCACTTATTGAAAGAGTTTCTTCCAATGTTGTAGAACAAAATATAGTTTTATAACTATTTAGAGACCAGTCTGTATCATGGGGCAAATGAGCCCAAAAATTCCACTCATCGTTTAATATATGCTGTTGCATTGCTGAATTACCACTATGGGATTCCTCCATTATAATATTAGCTATCAATTTTTTTTTAAATGATTTCATTAAATATATTATATAAATGAAACCATTAATTATATTATATTATTTTTGATTATATTATTTTTGATTATATTATTTTTGATTATATTATTTTTGATGTAGTTTTTGTTGTTCTGTTTTTACTATCGAACTTAATAATTTTTTTGAAAAATTTACCTCGGATGTATTTTCTGAAATTTTTTCAATAAATTCAAATGAATCATCATTTTCTTCTTTTTTTTTATTTTCCTTTTCTAAATTTCGTCGAGCCTTAAGAACACATTCATATGAACAAAATGTTGGACCTTTATCATTATTTTCTTCATCTGTCTTGGATAATTCTGATTCTGAGTCAGAGTCTTCCTTAATATCGCTTCGTCCCTCTCCACAACATTCATCATCTCTCACAAATAATTGTTTATCACATTTTAAACAGGTGGGTAGGCAATCGTCACACACCCACTCCTCATGCTCTCCATAATCGCCGCCATTCCCTTCGCAGTTTTCGCAAATGTCTTCACGACCGCACCGAAAACACCAAGATATAGGTACACGTTCATTACACCCCTTACATAAAAATTCTTCATTATCGTCTTCATCTATTGTTAATTCTGGTGTTTGATTTGGTGTAGGTTCTGGTGTTTGTAAAGAAACTGATGTTACACCGTCATCACCAAACTTTATATAAAAAGGACTATTTAGGGTTGCTGTTGACATATCTTGACACATATAATTGACACTATAATCTTCTGATAAGTTTTTATTATATACCTTTTTCATATACCATTTAAAAAAATCGTATGTTAATTCATTATTTTTTAATAAAAAGTTTTTTGGTTCTTTTAAATTTATGTCAAATTTATCGTTATCCATAGTCAATTGAAAAATTATAAAATTTACATCACATTTATCTTCTATCGGAAATTGGTTATCTGTTATTCCACATTCCCTTATTATAGTGTAATTCTTTTTAGGATCATTTTCAGTATAATCTGTATAAAATAATAAATCATATTCTATTTCTTCTAGCTGAGACGAATTAAAGGTTTTTATATACATTATCTCCTCACCATCTTTTATTAGTAATAACGGATATCTAAAATAATCATTGGTTAAATAATGAAATGATGGAATGAATGTTTTTTTATAAAATATGTTGGTTACAGTTGCTATTTCCGCACATTTCCATCCAAATTCATAACTAATATTTTTACAATATTTATTAGAAATAAATATAATTTTTTTAAATATTTCATCTCGTTCATCCTCAAATTTATGAATATATATAATACTTACACCTGTATAGATTAACATTTCATAAATATTATATAAAATGTTACATAATCCCAATAATATAGTTAGCAGTATATTCATTTTTATAATAATTTAAATTATATATTTAAATTATTTAATTATAGTTATTTATATCTTCTGGGGTTCCACTAGTATAATCTTCTGGGTCATATTCTTCATTATCGTTATTATTTGTGTTTATAACTACTTCTTTATTTGAAGGATTTCTAACGATTAATAATTCGTCTGGATAATCATCTGGATATTTTACATTATAATCTAAATTATCTGATGTAGGTGATAGTCCAAATACAAATAATAAAACTGCTGTGATATAAGTCATCAAAATGAAGGGAATGAATACAATTAACCACGATATGACACCTAATCCTTTATTACAGAGTATATTTAAAAGTAATGTAAAAATGATCATTACAATTGTTTTGAAAAACGCGGTATTATAAAAACCCTTAAATGTATCGATAATAATTTGTGTTAATGAAAAACCTAAATATAAAATAGCCGGAGGACATAATTTATCAATCATTTATATTATATTATCATTATTTTAAAAAAATATTACATCACCATCTGTGATTTTTCCACAAATATTTCCAATTTCTCCATTTTCATCTTTATAAATATCACCATTCTCTTCATTATCACAATAATATGTTTCACCGTCTATTTCTATTTCTATCGCTTCCTCCCCTTCTTCATCTTCTTCTAAATTTTCGGTTTCACTTTCGATTTCTTCTTCATCTACGATTGATGGGGTTTCTTTTGATGATGTATTAAATGTAGGAAATGTCGGGGTGTCTTCTTCTTCATCTGCCGATGGCTCATTATTATCTTCTTCTTCATCTACCGATGGCTCATTATTATCTTCTTCTTCATCTACCGATGGCTCATTATTATCTTCTTCTTCTTCATCCTCATCCTCCTCTTCTTCCTCGCCGGAGGGCTCTTCCTTCTCTATATCAGTCCAAAATCTTTTATCATCATCTTCCTCTTCCTCTTCCTCTTCCTCTTCTTCATCCTCCTCTGCCGATGGCTCATTATCATCTTCTTCCTCTTCCTCTGCCGACGGCTCATCTACTTCTTCTTCTTCGTCTGCCGACGGCTCATCTACTTCTTCTTCTTCGTCTGCCGACGGCTCATCTACTTCTTCTTCCTCTTCTTCTTCCTCTTCTTCTTCCTCTTCTTCTTCCTCTTCCTCTTCTTCTTCGTCTTCCTCGTCCTTCATCCCCTTCAATAAATTCACGACATCAACGTCTTCCGCTCCAAAACTATAAGCGAAAGCAACCAATTTTTCTAGTTTCTGCTTATATTTTTGCTCTGCATCTCCATCTTCCTTGTCCTCTTCCTTGTCCTCGTCCTCCATCGCCTTCAATAACTTCACGATATCAACGTCTTCCGCTCCAAAACTATAAGCGAAAGCAACCAATTTTTCTAGTTTCTGCTTATATTTTTGCTCTGCATCTCCATCTTCCTCCTCTGTATCTACATCTTCTTCCTCTTCCTCTTCATCTTCTTCATCTTCTTCCTCTTCTTCTTCTTCTTCTTCATCCTTTGTTATAGATGAACCATCACCCAAATACTGCCCCCATTTGCGTGGCTGTTCTTCCTCTTCCTCTTCCTCTTCCTCTTCATCTGCCGATGGCTCATTATTTATAATATCTCCAAATCTTGCTCCGTCACCTTCGTCTTCCTCATCCTCATCCTCATCCTCATCCTCATCCTCATCCTCATCCTCATCCTCATCCTCATCCTCATCCTCATCCTCATCCTCATCCTCATCCTCATCCTCATCCTCATCCTCATCGTCCTCATCACCCTTCTCTAATAAATCATTCATATTATTATCTTCAAAAGGAATTTTTTCAATATCTATAAAAGAACTAGATATTGGTTTATCGGATATTTCTAAACTAATTGGATTTGGATTTTGTAATTGGTTTGGATTTTGTAATTGGTTTGGATTTTGTAATTGGTTTATTTTATTTGTCAATGATTCCACAACTTCTAATAATCGATCATTTTCTTTACTCAGATTATCTGATTTTTTAATTATCTCAGTAAAAACTGGTAACTGAATTATAAGACACATTAAATCATCATATTTTTTAATTTCATCATTATAAATATTATTAATAGAATTTATGAATTCTGATTTTATTCTATGCTGAAAACCATCTACATATTTATTTAAATCTATTGGTGGTATATATTCTTTAATCTGCTCCATTATTTAATCTAATAGATATTTGTTTAATATAGTTTAAAAAATATTTAAGAGAATATATATAATGAATGATTTAGATATTTCAAATAATGATATTATAGATATTACTTGTAATAACGACGGTAGTATAAATGTAACTGAGAGAATTCCCGCTGAAAAAACGGAAAAACAAAAACGAGAAGAAGAATTTGTAATGAGAGTTAAAGAAGAATCTATTAATATGGTTTGTAGACAGACTGAATTATCTTCAGAAGAAGCTAAAATTGAATTAGAGGAAGTTAATTATGATTATATGAAAGTTTTAAATAAATATTTTAATTTTGAAAAAAAAGAAACTACAGATACCAATTCAATTAATCAACATATTTATGGAGAAATTAGAAATTTAATGGATACAGGCGCAAAAAATTTTAGAATTGAACAAGAAAGAAAAGAACATTTACAGAAAGTAAAGGATAATAGAGAGAAAATAATTAAAGCACAAATATTACAAGCAAAACAGAATAGAGAGAAAATAAAAGAAATTACATTGGAAAAAGTAGATGAAGATGATGATGAAGCAGATGAGCCAACTGTTGTTGATGAAGATGATAAAGACCTATAGACAAATGATAAAAATTAAATTTTAGTTTTAATATTTAATTTTTAATATTTAATTTTTAATATTTAATTTTTAATTTTTATTAGATGTTAAACTATCTAATACAGTAGTTTGTTTACTAACAGAACCTTTACGTTTCAATTTATATGTCGTATTAGTAGGAATAGTTCTTTGATTTAATATAAAATCGGAATTATCTTCATATAATTCTGGAAAAATATGTGTTAATGGTTTATCTACTACAATAAGCAGTTGATCATTTTTGGATAATTCTCTATATTCTTTAATAGATAATGTTCCATAAAACTTGTCTAAAAGATAATAAGGATTTGGTGCTGGTTTAACATTTTTTAATTTATCATATATTTTACCATAAATATGATTCAATAATTGATACCGTTCAAATTTAACAGTTGAATCTATTTTTTCATTCATTAAATATGCGGTCGAACATTCAGGACTACAAAAACAACCATAAACTTGGTAAGTGTTTTTAAATTCATTTTTTGGAATAAAAATAGGTGGATTATCAAAATCATATGTACACCAAAAACAAGCAGATCTTTTATCAGAAATATTATTCTTATGTAAATTTAATTTTAATAAATTTAATTTTTCCCATATTTCATTTTTAGATGAAACTTTTTTACAACTATTATCTTCGTCATCGGATTCACATAAATGGTTTTGTGTTTTATATTTAATGTTATTATTGTTGATGATATCGTTGATATCGTTAATATTGTTGATATTATTGATATTGTTGTTGTTGATATTTTCTTCTAATAAAAAATTATTATTTTTAAGATTATCAAAATTAAAACTTTGAACAGATTCCATATTAGGATTATATTTAATATTATAACCATCATTATCATTAATATCACTAATTGAACATTTTAAATGTAAAATAATATTTGGTTCATGATTTTTATCTTCAGTAATAATAGTATTTTGCTGAATAATTTTACCTCCTTTTGGTTTTCTTCCTCTTTTTTTAGGAGGTGGTTTAACTACAATAGGTTTTGGTGTATCTTCGACTGTTAACACAATATTTTGTTTCTTTCTACCCCTTTTTTTCTTTTCCACAATTGTTGAACTCATTTTTTATATTTAATAACTAATTATTAATTTAAATAGTTTTAAAATAACATTAAAAATAATCATTTTTCTTTATTGTTATTAGAAAAGGATAGATTTGTATAGTATATTTATTTATTTATATAAATCACTTATCGTATCATTTACAATATTTAATATAGCATTGTCTACATACGGGTTGGTAATCATTATTACTACCTACTAATAATTGTTCGTCAGAATCCGTTATTCTCCTACTAAATATCCCTTTATCTTTACACTTATAACATATTGATTTTAATTTATGAATATTATCACAATACGGAATTAAATCTAATATTTGACCAAATTTATTTCGTTTAAAATCACCATCTAATCCAAAAACATAGACACATTTATTGTATGTTTCTACTAATTCTAATACATTATTTAAATCAGGAAAGAATTGAGATTCATCTATTAAAATAACAGTTGATTGTTCAAAAGAAGATAATGAAGGAATATCGGATATATTTGATAATTTGTTACAACGTATTTTAATATTATCATGAGTGGATATATAATTTTCTTCAAATCTATTTTCTAACGAATGGGTAATAACTAAAGTATTTATATCTTCTGATATAAGTGAATTATAAATGGTAATTATTTTACTAGTTTTACCGGCGAACATAGATCCAATATAAATATTTAATTCAGGTTTATTCATTATTAGTTAAATTATTATCTAATATTTATATTATATTCATTCAACTTTATTTAAATAAAGAATAAATTTTATTTAAATAAAGAATGATTAATATAGTTAATAATGAATATATTTACGCCATGGGTTGAAAAATATAGACCTGATACATTTCAAGATATTGTATTAGATCCTTTAAATAAAAAAATTCTTGAAAATATTATAAAATCGGAACATTTTCCGAATCTACTATTTTATGGTCCTCCTGGAACTGGAAAAACAACAAGTATTATTAATTTAATAAAATCATATCAAGAACATAGTAATAATCAAAATTTAATGATTCATTTAAATGCTTCTGATGAACGAGGTATTGATATTATAAGAAATCAAATTAACAGTTTTGTAAATTCAAAAAGTTTATTTAATAATGGTATGAAATTTGTGATATTAGATGAAGTCGATTATATGACTAAAAATGCTCAAATAGCTCTTAGATATCTATTACAAAATTATAAATCGAATGTAAGATTTTGTTTAATCTGTAATTATATTAGTAGAATTGATGAAGCGTTACAAAATGAATTTGTAAGATTGCGATTTAACCAATTACCTGAAAATAAGATTATTAATTTTTTAAATATAATTAATGAAAAAGAAAAACTACAATATAGTTCCGAAACCATATACTTAATACAAAAATTATTTAACTCTGATATTAGAAGTATGATAAATTATATGCAATCAAATGAACAAATTATTTACAATAAAAAAATTATTCAAGATAAACTTTGGGATAAATTATCTATAGATATTAAAACCAATAGTTTAAATGAAAATTTAAAATTTATATCATTAATGAGTAACGAATATAATATTGATAAAAAAAATATAATTAAAAATTATTTAAATTATATTATACGAAATAAGAAAAGTATCGTTACGAACGATTTTTTATGTTTTGTAGAAAATATTATGCATATACCTGATATAAATATAGATTATATGATACCATTGGCTATATTAAAATTAAATAAATTTTTTAATAATTAACCTGCTGTTACAAGTGGAAAATAATTTATTTATTAAAAAATGTTTTTTTAGCATCAGTAGGAGAATAATAATTATCCATACGTTGCATTAATTTTTCCATAAAGTTATCAGGAGGAGACATTTTACTGGGATCAATCAAATTATTTTTTAAACTTAATTCTTTAGATTTTTCTGTAGAAATTATTGTTTTTGAAATAGGAATCGGTATCGTTCTTTCATAAATGTAGCCCGTCATTTTTATATAGATAAAGAAAATAATTGAACTCATTTAAATATAATTAAATATATTTAAACAAATCAATATAGATATAATACCGATGGAAAATATTGACGATGAATGGGAAAGCTTTTTACAAAATAATGGCGAATTAGTAGATAATAATATTGAAACAACAATTAGAATATGTGACAAAAGTTCCCAAATTTTACAATCGAGTGATGTAACTAATATTCCTAAATGTTCACCGATATATATTTCTACAAAAACAAAGATTTGCTATTTAAATATAAATCAAATAGATATTAAAACGATTTTTTGGAAAATCCCTATTATTGATTATGCTACTCCTCAACAAGGTATAATTAAAAAACAAATAAAATATTCATCTACTTGTAAAGATGATGTGGAATATATTTCAAAACAACTAGAAAATGTTAAATATTATGAGGAACAAATAATTGAACATATTGAAAATCCTGAAGGTAGGATTAAATATAAAGACCAAAGAAAAATAAGTATTGGAATTTCTAAAAAAGATATATTAAGTTATCGTAGTAAGAAAAAACGAGCATTCTTTAATTGTTTTGTGCTTATTATGAGAATATTATATAACAATGAGTATAAAGAAATACATGTTAAAGTATTTAATACTGGAAAATTAGAAATTCCTGGTATACAAAATGATATTCTCTTAGATATTGTATTAAATATTCTTGTAAAAATATTAACACCATATATAAGAGAAACAGGAGAAGAAACAAATGAGCCATCGGCAGAGGAGGATGATAAAGAAGAAGAAACAAATGAGCCATCGGCAGATGATAAAAAAGAATTAAATTATTTACCAGATAAAAGTCAAACTGTTTTAATAAATTCAAATTTTAACTGCGGTTACTTCATAGATAGAGATAAATTATACGATTTATTAAAATATAAATATAGAATTAATAGTAATTTTGATGCTTGTTCTTATCCAGGTATTCAATGTAAATTTTATTATGATGATACTATACAGTCATCTTTTCAGAATGGTCAACAACCAAATCATAAAGAATTTCAAGAAATATCATTCATGATATTCCGAACAGGTAGTGTTCTTGTAGTAGGAAAATGTGAGGAAGATGTTCTTAATCATATTTATCAGTTTATTAAAAATATATTAGAATTAGAATATAATCATATTAATAACTCATCTGAACAAAATATTACACCCGTAAATAAAGATAGGAAGAAAAAAATTAGGAAGAAAACTATATTAATAGATTAAACCCTTGATAATAGATTAAACCCTTGATAATAGATTAAAGCCTTGATAATAGATTAACTTATTAAGTAATTG